AACCGACACCGACTGCCACACCCCAGCCGTCGCCCACGCCTGAGCCGTCGCCAGTTCCTACTCCGACAGCTACCGCTACTCCTACTCCCACTCCTGTACCTACTCCTGAACCGTCAGTAGAACCAACACCGACAGAGACTCCGACACCTGAGCCAACCGTGGAGCCAACACCGTCGCCGTCACCGTCACCAGATAACATTGCGGAAGAAGCAGCAGCGGTCGTTGGTGAGACAATCGCGGCAGTAAGCGAAGCAGTTGGTGAGGCGGCAGCCGCAGTAGCGGAGACGGTCTCGCAGGCTGTAGAAGCCATCGCCAATCTCGGCAAGGATCTCTCTCCGGTCGAGAAAGAGAAGGCTGCACCAGTCGCCATCGCCATCATCGTCGGTCAGGTAGCCAGTGCGGCCGTCGCCGCAGCATCGACCGCCAGTGCAGCAGCTGCAAGTGCAGCCAGAAAGGCAACCAAGTGATCAAGCGGATTATCATTGACCTAGTAGGCGGAGCCTGGACGATCCTAGGCTTGCTCTTTGCTGTCGTTGTTCTGCCAGAGGGCGACACGCAGTCCACGATGGCGACGCTATTCGGTGGGCTGACAGTTATCTGGCTCGTCACTGGACCACTTAGGTGGATGGAGGAATAATGATCGCAGCAGATCACATCGAGCAGATCCACGAACAGGGTTGGACACGCATCAATACCGCGCCAGGAGAGTGGGTGGCACTTGTCCTGAGCGCCGATAACAGCGCCTTTGGCGGCACGCTCTGGAAGCAGGGCGAAGATGGCAACGACTACTCAGAGGGCTGCACAGAGGGATTCCCTGTCAGCGCCGCTCTGGACTTTGACGCAGCCGGTCGAGCAGTCGCCGTGCTGATCAAGAAAGAGAACGCAGCGTGAAATACCGCGTTGCCTCACAGCTCTATAGCGACGCTGAGTCGCAACTAAAGGGCGCAAAGCAGATCCTAGACGACTGCACCTGGAGTAGTTGCGCGGCAGCGATTGGCTGGAGTTCCAAATACGAACTAAGCCCAACGGCCGCACAGGCAGTAATCGCAATGAAGAAAGTCACAGGTCGAGCCGATGTGCAGGGTAAGTCCGACAATGGCGGCAGTCTTGCCGAAGCCATCAAGGTCATCGCCCACCTAGGCGGAAAGGCTCGCTACGCCAAGTCTTGGGAGGACGCAGTCGCCGCAGCCAAGGGCGGCGCAGCACTTATGGTGTGGGTTCAGCAAGGTCCATCCTTCTACCCAGCCGATGTAAAAATCAGCGCGTGGCACGACCGTTGGTTCAAGTGGTGGAGCAAGCATTCGCCAGAGAAGATCAAGGCTGGCTACGGCCATATGACCTCCGCAGGATGGTGCGAAGACCACGGCTGGCAGTGGGCGTGTCCGACTCGCGACGAGAAGGTCGCCGCTGAGAAGTACGCCGTGCCGGTGACAGAGGCGCAGCTGCGCCAGATCGCCAACAGCAAGGTCAAGGCAAAGAAGGTCAAGGTCGATTACAAGTGCCTGCTGATCGTCACCTACCCAGGCAAGGTTGCCACGCCTGCGCCAGTCGCAGCGCCTGTGGTCGTTCCTGCTCCTGTGGTAGCGCCAGTAGTCGCACCTGCGCCTGCTCCTACAATCGTCGTACAGGCACCAACCAGCCACGCTAAGGAGGTTCCAGTGACCAAGAAGGCTAAGACAGCCGCCGTGATTGCCGACGCTGAGGCGGCGCTGTTGCGCGTGGACTGGGATGACAAGAGCAAGGAAGCAGTCAACGCGCTCGTTGAAGCCGCGAAGGCGAGCAACGGCAAGAAGGGCTTCCGCGCCAAGACGGTCGCGTCTATCTCGTGGCTCATTGCGAACACAGGCATCGATGAGATGCTGACCGAGGCGCTCCGCACAGGACTCGGTACGGCACTAGCCCTCTTATTGGCGACTGGTAGCCAGTTGACCAAGCTCGATGCAGACCAGGCGGATATGATCCTTGCCGGTGCAATCGCCGCCTGCCTTCAGGTCATTGTCCGAGCGCTCAACCCTGACGATCCCAAGTTCGGCGTGGGCAAGGCAAAGGCAGAGATCGCCAACGGCAACGGCCCTCACAAGTAAATCGTGCCGGTCAAGGTCGCCAAGCCATTCGGCAACTGCTCCGTCTGCGAGATGGTCGCTAGGGTCTGGGAGGTCGAGAGCGCCGACGAGCTGCTCTGTGGGGTCTGCCTCCGACTACTGGTAGCGATCAGCCTAGAGGACTCGACACAGCCGTCCTAGGCGGCTTCCCCTGGGTGGCTCCTCCTCCACCCAGGGGAGTATCCACCCTGCATAAAACATATTCACACCACTTCTTGTGCTTTAGGGGTTGACGGCTGCTTGCCGTTGAGCGTATGCTGCTCCTGCCAGTGAGGAATGAGCCATTCGGCTCTGCTGGTACAGGAGGTCAAGATGAGCAAGAGGATTACCGAGCAGTGCTGGATGTGCAGCAAGCCTGTAAAGGTCAGTGCTGACAACAACAACATCTACACGCGCATCTGCAAGCCGTGTGCGGCCACCATTCCAAACGAGTCACCGAAGTTTTACTTCACCGTGACCAAGTCTGGAAAGGTGCGTGACCGCTAATGCGACACGGTCAGATCGGTTTGCCACACCGACCAAAGCCACGAGCGAATGTCTCGCTCTGGTATCAGGTGGCAGAGGTCATCACTGGGCTGGTGCTCTTTGCATCAGTCATCATCGTGCTAGTAGTAGGAGGGTCACTGTGAAAGTCAATCGAAAGACCACGCCAAAGATGGTCGTGCGTCCACACTTCGCAAGCGAGTTTGAGCGGCTTGAGCGCGAGGCGCACAACCGTGAGCGCTTTAGCTTCACCGTCGCCGTGATGGCGTTCTGGGTACTGGCCGTGTTGGTCTTTGAGTTGGTCTCACGATGAGGTGCGCCTACTGCAAGGGTCCAGTCAAGACCAAGTCGACACAGAAGCGCGACCAGATCTGCGGTGTCTGCTGGGCGCTGTTGATTCAGATCGCTAAGAGCCAGCCAGTATTCGGACGCACGCAGTGATCAAGTGGAAGTGTGTGATCTGCGCGCGCCAGATGGCGACAAAGGTCAAGCCGAATCTGATTGAGCGCCTCTGCGCTGACTGCAAGGTCAGTCACTGGCAGAAGGTCGTAGACATCTACACGACAGGAGACAAGAAGCGACTGGCAGAAGCCAAGAAGAAACTGAGCGCCGCAGTCACGGCGTTGAACAAGACACGGCAGGAGGTCAAGTGAGCAAGCGCTTTGAGTTTGTATCCGCACCGCAGCGGAGTCCAGAGTGGTTCGAGATGCGGAAGGGCGGCATCACCGCCACCGGCATCACCGCCATCAACGGCACATCGCCGTACAAGACGGCGTACCGACTCTGGGCAGAGTTGACCGGTCAGGTCGGTGAGCAGGAAGTCGGAGCGGCCGCGCAGCGCGGTCAACTGCTAGAGCAGGCAGTCGCCGACTACTACACCGCCGAGACTGGCAAGAAGCTGCGAAAGAGCAACGGCATCGTGCGCCTGAAGGAGTTCCCTTGGGCGATGGCATCGTTGGACCGCACCATCGTGGGCGACACCGACGGACTCGTAGAGATCAAGACCTCAACGAGCAGCCGCTGGCAGTTGTACCCAGTGCCACCTGAATATGTCGACCAGGTGCAGTGGCAGATGTTCATCACTGGCGCGGCGTACTGCGATGTAGCTGTGCTGCTCTCTGGCTTGGTGTTCCGCATCGAGCGCGTGGAGGCTGACCCTGTCTACCAGACGCAACTGTTCGACAAGGCCGTCCTGTTCCGCGAGTTGGTGCAGTCCAAGACTCCGCCACCTCTGACCGGCAACGACAGCGACACGCTCGCTGAAGTCAAGCCGCAGAGCAACAACACCTACGCCGTGGCTGATCCGCAGCTGGATCACATCGCTCGCCTCTACATCGAAGCGAAGGTAGAGGCAGAGGCTGCCGATGCCGCGCTGAAGGAGATGGCAATCGCCATCAAGGAAGCCATCGCGGATGGCGAAGGAGTCAAGGGTCAAGGTTGGCTTGCCACTTGGAAGACCAACAAGAGCAGCGTCAAGGTGGACTGGGAGTCTATCGCCGATGTGTTGCGCGGCGTAGCGCCAGACACCTACGGTGAGGCGGTCACACGCTTCACCTCAGAGAAGCCAGGGGCGCGAGTATTCCGCGTCTTTGGCAAGGAGGATCAGGCGTGATTGAAGTAGAGATCACTCCAGCAATCATCGTCAGGGCGGAGGAGATGTTCGCAGCAGCTCGCTCCACGAACTCACTGCGATTCCGCAAGGAGAAGGCGAAGGGCAACACGACCTGGACTGGGTGTGTTGGTCAGGCCGTCTTTGAGTCGGTGATCGCAGAGCGGAAGATGCCGCTGAAGTTCATCAACCTCACGACGCACGACTACGAAGTCTGCGGCCTGAAGGTCGATGTGAAGAGCAAGGCGTGGAGCCGACCGGCAGGACTCGATGTTGAGGTCAGCGTCTTTGACTACATCAGCGACCATCAGACGGTGGACTACTACGCCTTCGTTCACTTGCAGCTCGCACCTGGAGAGGATCGCGATGGACCACCAAGTCCAACTCGGTTCCAGAGGGCGTGGCTGCTCGGCGTGAAGCCGAAGGAGGAGTATCTGGCTTCGGCATATGAGGTCAAGAAAGGAACCGTATTCGAGAGCGGACACATTGCCAAGGCGGATTCTAAGAACCTGATTGCAGCAGTTCTGCATAGCGTTGAACTTCTAGGAGGACCAGAGAATGAGTAAGCAAATCGCAGCGGCACTGGCCGCACCGTTCACCGGCACAGATCTGAAGCAGCGCCCAGGGCGCGGCGGAATGACCTTCACCTACGCAGATGCACGAGCCGTAGCTCAGCGCCTAGACGATGTCTTGGGCATCACTGGGTGGAACTTTGAGAGCGCCGTCGTTGACATTACGGCGAAGGCGATCAAGGGAACGCTGACCATCCGAGTGGATGGTGTTGCGTCGACCAAGGAGGATTACGGCTACCCAAACGGTGGTCAAAGCGACGAGCCTCTGAAGGAGGCATCAAGCGACGCTCTGCGCCGCTGCGCGGCTCTCCTTGGCGTTGGGCGGTCTCTTTATGCGTCAGGCACAGCAGCGAGCCTCTCCGTGGCTCCAAGGGCGGTCTCCGTTGATTCTGTGAGGCACACGCAGCCGTCAGTTCTGACCACGGATGTGGCCGTGGTGGCCGCAATGCTCTTTGCAGAGGGCGAATGCCCAGACCACCGCACCGCTTGGTCGTTCAAGCCTGCCGGTATCAGCAAGGCTGGCAAGGCGTACAACGCCTTCCACGCCTGCTCTGGTAAGGCGAACGGCAGCTTCTGCCAGAGGAAGCCGAGCATCGCGTGGGTCAACGCCCAGGTTCGCGATGAGGGTGAGGCAATGCTTGCCGCCAAGGCGAAGGGTCTGCACGATGGCAACCCTGCGCTAGAGACCGCGCTAGAGGAACTGCCGTTCTAGTCGACGGCATCAGCTACGGCTGGGAGAGACTGGTGACCTCCACCTCTCCCAGCCACCAACACAGAGCGGAGGACAAGATGAGCCTATGGGTCAAGTGGGATGTCAACAGTCACAAGGACGACAAGATCGCAGCGCTGACCGACACGCAGTTCCGCGCGTTCATCACCCTCATCGCTGAGGTCAAGACGCTGCGCTCCGGTGGGGTCTACAAGAATCGCAAACACGCCAAGTCGGTCATCGGCTCACGGCTCGGAAGGGCTGTGGATAAGTTGATCCAGGTGGGCCTTCTGACTGAATCTGGAGACGGTGTCGTGGCAGTGTCGAACTACTCTCGCTATCAAGTCGACCCAACATCGACCCTGCGTGGGCAAAGTTGGCGAGCACGAAAAGGTGGGGAGATAACGGTACCAGAGC